CAACAAGTCTACGCATCAGATTACGGGACTCCTCCGACTCCGCCTTAATCCTACCGTTGAGGGACATGTTAGCGATGATCGACAGGCGAAACGCCTCCTTCAGGTAGACCGGATTAACGATGCCTTGTGATGTAGTCAGGGCAATGCCGCCCAATACGTTACGAGGATAGAAACCAACGGAGCCCAATGTCTTTGCGGTGATCGAAAGACCGGAGAACTTAGCTATGAAGCGACCGAACATATTGATTTGCTCCATCGCCTTGGACTGTTGCTTCATTCCGTTCATGCCTAACTCCTCGCGGATGGTAGCGGCAATGTCATTCCTCACATACAAGCCAGCAAGGTCTCCGAGCTGTGCCGATTGAGTCGGTGGGAAGAGGAGCTCCATGTCCGGCTTGCGTGTCCGGCTGGCTACTCCGATTGCGATTGCCTGACTTGCGAAGTCGCGTAGGAATCTCTCGTTGGCTGCGAACCTGCCGACGTTATACACGGTGCGGACTGCGTTCTCAAACGGGTCAGTGACTTCGCCCAACAACATACGCAAAGGTTCGTCGAAGTCCTTCTTGTTTAGTAGGCGGTTCACATCCTTGCGGATAGTGTTCATTGCACCTAACTCTTTGGCGTCGGCGGCTTGGAGTTCGAGGTTCTCAAGATACTTATCGAGATACTCAACCAGTTTCTTATCGTGTTGTTCCGCAGTAAAGGTTTGACCAGTCTGCTTCGCCTCGTTGTTTACCTCCCACTCAAAGTGTTTAGCGGCAGCGGCACGGAGCTTGTTGAAGTCTACCTCTTTGCCGTCGAGCATTGCAACACCGCCCGTCTTAGCGAAGCTGGCCCAACCTTCCGATCCGAAGAACCTGAATGTTCTAGTGAGGTATACGTCGTTGGACTCGTCGAAGTTGATGACCGCCTTGTATTTATTGATCTCGCCCCTGAACTCAACGAGGTAGTCAACGAGGTCTCCAAAGCCAGCGCTCTTGAGTTTATCCTCCATTGCCTTCTGTTGTTTACGGAACGCCGCAAAGAACTTGTCAGCTTCTGGCTGTGTCAACTTAGCCTCGTAGTCGTCGGCCTTACGCTCAAGATCTGGATCAGTTGCGTTATTCGTCTTGAACTCGCGAACCTTCCTTTGGATTTCTTTGCGTGCTTCACCTTGTACAACCGGAGCAGTAGTTCCGAGGATCATGCCGATGTCCTCGATGCTCGCGCCCCTAGCAAGAGCCTCGTCACGCATCTTCGGAAAGCGGCGGTCGAAGTCCTGAATCGTATACTCAACTTGTGAGATAGTGCCATCTCTCAGACTCAAATACTTCCGGAGCTCCATTGGCAGGTTGTACATCTTATCCTGTACCGTCTTCCAGAATCCGCTTACGGCAGCCTTACTGTTACCGGTACCGGATACAGGGAGCATGAAGTATGTGCGGTCTTCCTGTCCTTCAGCGATGTCGCCGTTGATGGCGTTGATGAAGGCGGTGGAGTCGCCGTACTCATTAGCTGCGGACGGCTCCGGCGTAGGTAGTGCGCCGCCGTTACGTAGTTTACGGAACGAACGGGATGCTTGCGAGATGCGAGCGGCAGTACCAGCAGTAGGCTCAGACTTAAATTGTTGTTTGAGTTTGTTGATAAACGCTCTGAGTCCTTCGAGGAATCGCTCAAGCAGTGACGGGTTCGTGTAGAAGAACGCGATGTCAGCTTCCCTCGTGCGGCCAGTAGCCAAACGAGTGATCTCCATACGCACCCACTCAGCAGCAGCGTCAACGTCTCCTGTCACGCCTGCCTCACGATCAGCAGCAATGCGAGCCGCACGTTCAGTGGCGTCAGGAACTGCGCTAGAGTAGATCATGTCGAGGATCTCGTTCACTCTATCAGGACCGATCTCCGCTGCGATAGCGGCGAAGTCTTCGGTTTTGAATACGGCGAATGATGCAAGGTGGGCGAGCTCTTCGTCCACTGCCGTGCGCACTACCGCCCTAGCATTAGCTGCCGACAGACCAGCTGCCATTGTCGCTACCAAATTCTCGTTGACGAGTATTGTGTTAGGCTTGGTTGGGTTAGCGCCCATCGCACCAACCATAGTGTTGTTGATCTCGATGTTAATACCTTCAGGCATGATGCGGCGGATCTCACCGAGCACGTCGATTGCTGTGTCGCCTCCGCGTTCGGGGACACGGATGTAATTGACGCCGCCCTCGTCGGTTAGTATCCCGTCTTCATTGTAGCGGCTAATCACATCGTTGATTAAATTAGCAGCGGTAAGGTTGGAGTAAGCCTGTGCGCGTTCGTTCTTGCTGCGAGCAGTTCCAACCAACGCTCTCCATTTGTTATCGACGCTGAACGTACCTGCATGGGCGAGGGACATCTTGGTGAAGTCGAGTAGTTCTTGGATCGCATCAGCGGCAACCTCGTGCTTCTTAGGATCAAGACCAAAGACGTTAAGGATAGCGTCAACGAGACGGCGCAGGATCGAGCGTTGGTCAAGCGGTGCAAGACCAGCAAGGATGTTCTGGAATTCCGGTGCAGTAAGGGCGTAGGTCAAGAACTCAGCGTTGTTGGACAAGCCGAGCCTTACAACTGGATCTGTGTCCAGTCCGAGTTTAGCCGCATTAGCGATGGCGAAGTTACGAATCGCTTCGATACGTGCCACTGCCTTCCGTTGGGACTCAGTCTTAGGGTTAAGTAGAACCTTAGCTGTCGGTGCGTGGAGGTATTCGTGCAGGAGCACGTCCACTAAACCACGACCGTTGTGTTCGTTTAGGTTAACTAAGACTGAGTTGCTCGTCTTGTCATAAAGACCAGCAAAGCCCAAGTCTACTTCGACCATAACGAAGTTGATGTCCCTAATGAAGTCCGGCGCAGTCAGCAGCAGTTCGGCAATCAGTTGTTGCCTCGGTGTGCCAGTCTGCGTGATTCTACGGAGGGCTCCGAGAACAGAGTTCGGGTCACCGGATACGAGACCGAGTTGTCCAGCTACGCGCAGGTTCTCTACCCTTGCTTCGTCGCGGAGGGATGGGTCGATCTGAGACAGCGAGAAGAACTTGTCGTTCGGATCGTATTCTTTCGGCTTGCTGAGTACTTTGATTCTGCCGCCGACCTCTTTGGTTGGGAGGGGTGGTAGAGCGGGTCTAAAGCGTTCACCTGAGCGTACTATCGGTGCAACTACTTCGGAGAATGATTTCGCTGTGGACTGCTGGCGCTCAGCGGCTGAGAGATTCTGCTCGCTAAATGTTGCGACTACTTTGCCACTTGGGCGACCAACTCCACGAACATTCGGGTCTGTAGTCTGACCTTCAGAAGGTTCGAATCGGGGCTTGCTAACGACGAAGTCCATCGGATCAACGTATGGGGTAATGAGACCAGCCTTCGGTAGGTTGAAGCCGTTTTTAATCAGCGCTTGATCGAGTGCTTTTGCCCGTGCCTTTACGGCATCGTCAAATGTCTTACGTTTTGTCGCGTCACTCTCAATCTCATCAATCTTACGCCTCACTTTCTCATCTATGTCTTTTCTACCGCGTAAAATAGTAGGCGAACCAGCAATGATCTCAACGTATTGTTGCCACTCTGGTAGTTTACGGAGGCGCTCAATCCGTTGGCTTTCGCTTTGGATACGAGCTCTAGCGGATTCAGAGAGCTCAGACAAGAACTCGCGATTGTTATTTATTTGGGCGTAGGCCGCTTCGATGTTCTCAATTAGGTTGTTGACTAGAGTAGGTCCACTTAGTTCTCTTACAGCCTTAGCCTTTTCAAGTTGTTTTTGTTTAGTGACTATCGAAGCATCCAAGTCAGCGAGAGTCTCGTCGCCTCTATAGAAGATATCTTCGTAAGTCTTTTGTAGCTCCGCCAGTTCTGCTTTAAGCGCGGTCCTTTCCTTATTAGACTTTGCCTGTTTTAGTAGAGCTGGTATCACCTCAATGGCTTTGCTCGCCTCGTCTCGTAAAACGAGACCATCAGTGATCTCCAGAATCCTCGCCCGAACAGAGCCTATTCCATTTATAAGATCTTCAGTTCTCTTGCGTGTATCCTGTAGTTTCTGGATTTCTGCTTCGATACCACTAACATTTTTGTCTTGGAACGCAGCAACGCTTTCGGTTGTAACTCCGACGCGACCGATCTCAATACCTTCGGCGATCTGCCTTTTGGTTTTCGTCTGGACAGGTCCTATGTCTTCGGGGTCTGTCTGACCAATAAGCGTCCGCAGCAAACGGAACGAATCGTAAATGTCTGCGCGAGCTTCTTCGATTGTGTTGAGGGCTATCCTTCGCTCACTGCCGAGCTTTAACAGATACGGTAGTGCTGCCTGAGATGCCTCTAGGTAATTTCTGGCATAATCAATCGTGTCACTATCTGTTGCTTCTGCTTGGCGTAAGGCTTTACCTGCCGCGATGGCTTCATCCGGTGGCGTGGTTGCTGTCGCCGCAGGTGTTGCAGATTTCCGTTCAGCTGGTGCTCGCAACGGAAGCGACATTGTAGGTGGTAGCCATCTAAGGGCGATTAGAATACCAGCGGCCTGCTTACCTAAATCCGTTCCGGACAATGTGGATAGCACAGTGCGAGCGTACCCTTTATTGGCGTGGAGGACGTAATCAGTGTTAAGTCTGCCGGATAGTGATTGGACGAGCACAGCATCAGACAAGTTGTCTGCCTGATATTGTGGGATTACTCCGGTCTGCACCGCGAGATCCCTGAAGACTTGGGCTAGTTTGCCAGTCTTGTCCTCTGCGATAGTGCGGTATAGTTCGCTCGCCAACAAAGCTGAACGGTTCATAAAGACAAGGTCAGACGATTCCAGTGCGCTGGCATACGACTCACCCGTGAGTAGCATATCATATACTCCCGCATCTGCTCCGCTCTCCTGTCTCCGCCGATCCATCTCATCTTGCAGCGCTTGGATTGTGTCCGCGCCCGCTGCTCCGATTATCTCCTCTAAGAAGAACCCATCTCCATCTCGCGTAACGTAATCTAAGGGTACATATTCGGTGTTGGGGTTAGCTCGTTCAGCTTTTGCATTCCTATTTGCTACTGTGTTAAAGACCGAGGTCCCCACAACTGTCAGATTAGCTGGACGATTTAAATACGTATTCGGATCTGGTAGTGAGTAGAACCTACCACCTGCAACAGTGGCGTTAGCATAAAGCAATTTGGCGTATTGGATAATAACCGAATTAGAATCTTCGCCCTTGATGTTCTTGTATATCTTTTTGATGTCGGCAGCTATCGAATTAACATCACGATCTGGGATCATCTCAGTTACGAACTTAACAAGATCCGTTTTCTTGAGTTTATCCACAATACTTTCATCTCTGATTTCCTGTGGGAGATCAGAAAACTCTATCGTGTTGCCCTCTTCGTCAATATATCTAGTTACTAACTCTTTCCCGATCTTAATCGTATCTTGAAATTCCAAAGACTGAAAGGCTCTCCGTACTACGTTTTGAGCCAAGCGGTATTCATTTAACTCGGCAGCAAACCCTCGGGTAAGGTCTGATACCGTGTTGTCGATGTAAGTCTCTGACCAAGGGAATCTTGAATCACTATTTCTTTTCGACGCGAGGAGGTTGCGGGTAATTTTATTGAGTTCTCTTAATGAGGTGGCGAAGTAAGCCCCCATATTCCCTTGAATCTCAGACGTACTCACCATGTTATTCACAAACAACTCAATGCGTGTGCTATCAAAGTTCGATCTCTCGTCGAGTATCTGCTCGCCGTTCTCATCAATCCTCGGGTTCGATACGCGACCGAAACTACCTACGGTAGATGGTTCTGGATTGCGGGGCATATAGTATCCTTCGATAATACGCCCGTCCCGTGTATACTGCGATGGGTTAAACAGATCTCTATCGAACTTATCAGGTATGACCACACGATAACCCGCCGCAATCTGCGCTCTTGTGATCTTAGGGTTGTTTGTGAACACACCAAACAGGCCGTCTTTATCCACCGGAAAGTAAATACTCCTGTCCGTTTTACTATTAACGACTTCGTATTTCTTTCCGTCAATTTCGTAATATCTTTCGTCCTTTATTCTGACCTTAGCTTCTTTTAATTGCTGCACCAACCCGTCGCGTTTCTTGATGAACTCGGAAGGTACTTTTCTGCCGAGTAGCGCATCTTTCTCAATAGCGCTATTCATTCGATTGATCTCTACCTCAATAGAGTCGAGCATAGCGGTATCATCACCAATGGTTCCTTTGGTTCTGGATCTACCTGTAATGGTAACCAGCTCGCCGAGTTGTGGGTATTTAGACAGGACTTTTTCGCTAAGGAGTTCGTGCTTGTCCTTGATGTAAGCGTTAGTGTCAGCTACCTCTTGGCCTTCCTGCTCGACTAACTCAACTTGAGATTGCGAGAACGCTGGGAATTTACTCACACCGGACTCAGTAATAAAAAGACCAGCTTGGGCTAAGGCCTTTCCGGTGTCCGGCAGGTTAACGATGTGACCACCTTCGACTAGCTCATTAAGCATGTCTTCCTCTTGCGTGCCGTTTCGGAACTGCTCTTTGGCGTATACTACCCTAGTGACTTTTATGTCGGGCGTTGGATTAAAGGCTTTGACTCTAGCTCTAGGCGCCACTTCTTGTTTAAATCCCCCAACACCGTAAAGCGAGCGGCGGATCTGGGCAGCTATTTCCTGTTTTTGTTCTTCCTCTAGGTCTTTATAGAAATCAAAGTCAGACTGTAGGACAGAGCCAACGCTGTTGACGTATTTGGTAGCACTTTTTCTCAGCTCCTTCAGCTGCCCTTCGATGCGTTGCTTGACGGCGGACCTCTTTGCTGCGGGCATTCTGTCCACTTCCTTAAGGCGTTCGTCTAATGCTTTGCTCTTAGTGACGTAGTCATTAACCTTAATAAGGAAGTCACGCGCACGGTCTTGTACTGGCCGTGCCGTTCTACGTTTAATCGCTGCCATTTCTTTTTTGGCTTGTTGCGTAATATCAAAAACTTCTGTGCTCGCGGCGTCAATGGCGGTGCGTAGAGTAGGGGACTCGAAGTTGACGGTAGATAGTGGAGCACGCACTGTGACGCCACTCTTCTCGTATAGTATTTCTCTGGTCTCTTGATCGTAACCTGTAACCGTTACCGTTTCTACACTGTCTTGGCGTTGCTTGCCGATCTCAACACCCATTTTTTTCAGGGTACCTAAAACCTTTTTGTCAGCAAATGGTTTTACATCAATCGTGGTAAACGCTTCAGGTGTATTGGAGAGTAGGTAGTGTAGCGTGTCATTGTCGCTTGCTTTTGTTTCGACCTCTTCTTCGGGTTCCGGTTCCGTCTGTAACGCTTTCAGTTCCGACACCGCCAGACCGAAAACCTCTTCATACTCACGCTCAACGGCGTACTGCTGTATGATATTTACCCGAGCAACCAAAGCCCTGTAGTCATCAATGATTAGTTGACGTTGCTTCGGCGTAGCCTTATTATTGGTGTCCTCTGCAAAACTAATAATGTCCTCCGCCATTGATTCGACGGCGTCCAGTTCTTCAATCGAGACGTCGGAGAGAGCAATAGATGTGCCGAGCTTGTTGCGGAGTGGTACTATACGTATAATGTTCTCAATACGATCCACATCAACGGGCACGTCCGTATCCACATAACTCTGCCTGATTCCATTGATGGACTCAGCGAAATCGCGGTCTAGTTGTTTCTGTGACTCATCCCAACTCCGATACACGCGTGGGCCTTGTGGTGTAGCAGTTAGTGGTTCTTGTGTTGCCGAAGATCCGAGCTCGATCGCGTCCTCACTAAACTCTTTCTTGGCTTTTCTAAGTGCGGTAATTTCTTTTTTGATTTTTTTCTCAAGATCAATGCTCTGTTGTTTGATGAGCTTCTGGTCTCCGGTCAACTGCTTGTCACTAAGATCTTTGAGTGGCGCGAGGGTATCGGTAACCTTCTTGAGGTTCTTCTGCTTACTGGAGATCTGAGTGTCGAACCCCTCAAGTATTCTTCTAGTCCTGTTCTGTTTATCAGTAACGAGCTCCATCTCTCCCTCCATTACAGGAGCGAATGACCGACCGAGGATGTCCTCTGTCTCTGCCTTTAGCTCTTCGTCGGTCATCTCTGGTTCATCTGGGGCGACGAACCCGAACTCTTCTTTCGACTTGACGAGATCCTTGCGGTTAGCAAACCCAAACTCGAATTGACCGTCTGCGGTTTCTGACACTGGCAGTTTAGGCGTAATGTCAATACCGTACCACTCTGCTATAGCTTTAATCTGTAAAGAGTTAGTAAGGGGGATATTCATGGTCGTAGACCCGTCCTTAAGGGAGAGACCACCCTTAACGATAAGGCTACGCACGTTCCCTTCATCATCACGAAAGACTTCAAATGACTCTGGGGTCACTTTCTCTTTTGCTGGAAAAGCAAATTTGGTTTTCTTCTTACCACCCATTGATATGTATGGGGTGCCAGCGGGCACGCCGAAAGTCTCCTGCCCAATGGTAAGGAGAGGGGCGGTAAATTTTGAGGCTTTCTGGAAGCGTGGTCCCAAGTTAATGAACTCAACTGACCCGCCTCCCTCTGTGGTATACGGTTTATTGAGTCGGAGGACGACAGAGCTGCCGTCTGCGTCTAGCTCCAGAACGCCTTCAAAGCCACTATATTCGATCTCCTCTCCTAGGATGTCATCGAGCAGAGGGTCGAACGGCTCGTCTGCGGGTGCCCACTGACCTGTCTCTTCGTTAAAGACAGGTCTACCTTTAAGGGGTCTTTCGTTGGGGTCAGCAACGACAGTGCGTTCTTTGACCTCCTCTTGAGTTTTCTGCGCGGCGATATCTCTTTCGACAGAGAGTCGTGCTTGCTCTCGCGCCTCGTCGATACGGCGTTGCAATACATCGGCGGTAGAATTGCTATTGTTACTACGGAGCCGCTTTGCGATATCCTCAAATGCGGATGCTCTGCCCTCAAACACCAGACTCTGTTCTGATTTACGAACTCTGCCGAACTGGGTGCTACCAGCAATACCTGCACCCAAAGCACCACCAATAAGTCCTGCATCGAACACTTGTGCAACCTTCTCAGCAAGCGAAGCATCCCGATCGAGAGCAGCGTTCTCAATAGCCATGCCGACGCCTTGGTCTAGCGCCTCTTCAAACGACTCACTAAGTCCACCCTTTATTGTGGTTTTCAACCAGTTTTTGTAAGTGCTGGTGACGGCTGCGCGGGCAGCGGCGTTAAACGCCTTGTCGCTAAGGATGCGGCCTTCGTTAGCTGCGTTCTGGTATGCCTGTTTGGCTTGTCGGTAATTCATCTTACTGACTGGAACAGCACGCTCAGCAGCCTCAAGGGCAGCACGTGTTGTTAGTGTGTCACCACCGAGAATTTTATTACGAACCACGTTTGTGCCGATATCTTCAACAGCACCGAGTCCCAATCCCGACAGACCCACTGTGATGACAGACGTGGAGATGCCCATTGCAAGGGCAGCGGGAAGAGCGGTCTTATATTTTTCCTCGTGACTCATGTCGTCCGGCAGCTGATTGTAGAGGGAACCGAATGAGGAGCCAGCTGATCGGGTGAACGTGACAGCGGCAAGTGGAGCCAGCTCTCCGAACTTGCTACCAAAACTCCTACCAACATCTGTGATAGCCTTACCGAGAAACTGTGAGCCCTCAGCGGACGCCGCTTTACGGAACGAAGCCGCTGCCGCATCATCAATCTCAGAGAGTGCCATCTTGGCACCATTCCGGATCATAGCACGCGCCGACGCCGCGCCTGTTTTCGCAAGTGCTTTGGCTCCAGCAAACGCGCCAGCTGTTCCAATAGTTAGGCCGATGTCGGCAGCTACCTGTGGGAGTGTGTTCAGTATCTGGAAACCCAAACCATACTCGTCTCCGTAGAGACGGGAGAACTCTTGACGTCTGGTCTGGTCTTTAATCATGTCGCCCATCGTCGTAGCAGCCCACTCATTACCAGCAAGGGCGGCAATACCTAAAGGGATCTCAGCCAAAGTTTTCCATGCGCTTTTTCCAAACTGTTCTAAGCGAGTACCAAACGCATCATAATTTTTATTATTACCTACATATTGTTCGACAAACTCGGAAGGGGAGAGCCCATCGGCTTTTGCTTTTGCGTAGCTGCTAACCGCTTCAGGTTCTTCTTCAAGGATCATCCGAATAAGGTCAGGAGCAGCGGATTCCAATAACAATTTACGTTGGACAGAGGCTTGTTTCTGCTGGTCTTTATTTAGCGAAGAGCTACTGACAGCTTGATTAAACTGCTCTACATTAGCTAAAAGGCTTGGGGCGAGAATAACATTACCCATCGAGTCGGTAGTGATTCCGGTCTCAGGACGGTCGGCTCTATAAGGAGCTCCAGCAACTCTGTCCGTAAGCGCCTCACTGAACTTTTCAATTTCAGCGGCGCTAAAGCGTTGGTTGATCGCGCTATTACCAGCGACCGCGTCAGACAGCTTTGTGTCGGGCGCATACTTCGGCTGTTTCTGTTCGCCGTCAAACAGGTCAAGAAGAAGATCACCTCCCTTGATAAAGGGGTAACTGATGACCGTCTTCACTCCCCCCCATATACTCTCTCCGGTGGTGCGGAGTTCAGCTGTCTTCTGCTCTATTTTATCGGAAGCATTTTTTTCGATTAACTGATTTAAGTCCTTATCTTTTTTTGCGAGATCACTAATCGTACGTGCGAACGTCTCATATCGGGAGTCTTCAGCACCATTGGTCAGACCACCGTTTAATGGTTTGACGAAATCGTTGACCCGATATAGGTCGGCGGACGACAGAGCACCAGTCGCAATAAGTGACTTGACCTCACCCGCAATAGATTCAGGACGTGCATTTGGGCCAGCGTAGAGGGTGCGCGTGCCGTCTTCCTCGTCGAGTGCTGCGATGCTATATTCCCCGCGATCGACAGCGGACATACGCGCACGTTTTATCAGTGACTTGTCGGCAAGGATCTCATCGACATATGGCTTAAAGCCCTCCGCTTCAGATGGGGATTTCTCTTGTAGGGTAAGGTAGTTCGCAAGATTGCTGACTTTAGCTTCGTTTGCTAAGACATTTGCTGGCCCTTCACTATTCGTGCGGAGGTAGTCCAACACAAAGCGAGCGTCGGTGTCTGCATTACGCGTCGCGCCAATAACACTAGAGTATAAATTATTTTTGTCCTCTTCGGACATGTCGTCGGTAAACAAGCCATCACTATTAAGACGGTCAGCAACTCCGGCGGCGATCTCCTGTTCAGTCTCTTGGTTTAGTTGTCCTGCGCTGTAGTAGCTAGACCTAACATAATCCGTGTAGTTCTTAAGGTTTGTTGTTGGTTCGGCAGCCTCTTCTTGGTTTGCGAGCCAGTCGTCGAATTGTTTAATTTCCAGCATGGTGGTAATTTGGTTTGGTATTATGTTGTCTAAGGTGGCGTCACCAGCGGTGGAGCCTTTTTACTTGAGAATAGAGATCTGGTATTGGATGTAGCTGTTTTCCCTACGCCTAATGCGCTTGCGTCATATCGTGTTCTGATGTTTTTAGCAAGACCATAAAGTTCATCGGCGCTCATTTCAGCTGCCTGTAGTTGTTCTTCCGGCGTACCGAGTGTAACAACACGCTCCACTTTGGCTTTTTCTCCAACGTCAGCGAAACTATTAGTCGGTTTACCCGCATAATCCTCCCCGAATTTAACGCTGTCGAGCCCCTTAAGGATGTTGTTCCGGTAATCCACACTAGGATCGCTCCTACTGGAAGATTGGTCTTTGGTCACACTGCTCCACATGGCCTTAGCAGTTTCATCCGAACCAATAAGTGCACCGTTGGCAACCCCGACTCTAGCGAAATAGTTAGGTCGTTGGGGTTCTGGTACCTCCGTCAGACCGTAATCTAACGTCTGTTGTAGTGCGGCGAGTGCCGTCATGTTCTCGCGTGAGCTAATGGACTTCCTCCTATTTTCCTCCAACCTCAGCTTAGCGTCCTCGAAAGCGAGTTCTTTTAGTTTAAGGTCCATAGCCCTTTCAGATTGTCCTTCAAGTCTTCGACGCTGTTTTTGCAGGAACGATATTTGATCGTCACCACTCAAGCCACTATTAGCAGCCACACTGAAATACTTATTCATCAGAGGTTGAATGTCACCCTCATAGGAGAAGTTTTTCTCTTCGGTTTTTTCGTTATCAGCCATAGGATCTTATTGATATCGCCCGAATGTCTTTACACCTGCGTCGCTAAACTCTTGCCTAATTGCTTGCTTGATTTTTACTTGTTGTGCTTTCGGTAGTTTATCAAAAACTTCGTCAGGGTACAGCTCTTTCCGTCTGTCATTTTGTGCCTTGATGACACTTTGCGCATACTTAAGAGAAGCGTCGGCGGTTCTTGCGCCCTCCTGAGCTTTTAATAACTGTCTAACTGCTTCAGCGGTACCGAGTACGTTCTTAGTCGGGCTTAATACATCACCGACTCCTCCTGCGAACTCGCCAAAGGACTTGGGCTGGAACACTCGTTGTCCTAGGGTCGCGACGTCCTTCGCATACTGGTCTTTCACTTCTTGGTCGCCCGTAAAATATCTGGCCGCATCATAGATCTCTAGCACCGGACCAGCAGCTCTACCAAAAACCCTAAACCCCTTACCTCCAACGTTAAGACCTTTAAGTGCAATTCTCCCTAATCTTGATTTAGCGGCTTTGTTGACAAGTCGAGCGATAGCGCCCTTTCCTTTTCCAGCGGCTGCGGCTGCTTCATCAGCAGCGCCAGCGGCTTCGTCAGTAGCACTAGCGGCTTCGTCAGCAACACTAGCGGCTTCGTCAGCAGCACCTGCGGCTTCGTCAGTAGCACCTGCGGCTTCATCTACCGCGTCGAAAGATTTACCGTAATTGTCCATTACGTCTTTGTATGCGCTTTGGATTGCAGCGTTCTCAGCGGCATTAGCTGCGGCAAGCGCTGCTTCTTTAGATTGTCCTGCCCGTAGGGCAGCGTTATAGACACGCATCCCAGTTTTCTGAGCAGCCGCAGAAGCAGCGTCAAGGGTTGCATTCACGGCCTTTGAAGTTTCTGCGTATTTGGCGGCGGCTTTGGCTGCATCATCTACCATGTTAAATGGTTTAGCAGCATCACCTACTGCGCCAGCAACTTTAGCGGCGGCTTTAGCGGCGTCGTCAACAGCACTAGCGGGTCTAAAATTGTATTTCTGTTTGAGTGCCTCATCTGCGGTTTTGGCTGCGTCATCTACCATGTTAAATGGTTTAGCAGCATCACCTGCTGCGCCAGCGGTTTTAGCGGCAGCTTCAGCAGCAGCTTCAGCAGCGGCTCTGGCGGCTCGGGCTTCCGCCGTTCCTTTAAGGATCAGAGATCCGCCTTTTATTAGGGCTCGCTCGGGGGTACCACTCGTCATAGCATCATCAAAAAACTGCACGATAGGGTTTTTTTCTACTGGCACTTCAGGAGGTAGTGTAGGCGAGGAAGGTGCCGACGGCGACGGTGTTGGGGTTGGTGTAGGTGTTGGGGTTGTTGTAGGCGTTGGGGTTGGTGTAGTTGGTGTATCCTTACCACCGTACTTTTTCTTCAGGAAATCATATGCTTTCGTCACTTCGGCATCAGCCTCCTCGTAGCTTAGGCCAGCACCGATGCCCCCCTTCAGTGCTCTATCGCGACCTTCTTGGTCGAGCAGTGCGCTCTTACCACCAAAACCTACGGACTTGTTGATGTTCTCAGTAAACTCTTTAGGTGTGTGCGATATCGCTGGGAGACCTTGCAGCGCTCTCAGTTTATTTTCCTGCTCACCTGTGGCCTTGTCGCCGAAAGTCTTGTAGCCTTCCCGTTGCACTTTATCGAGTGCTCTGCCTTCCGAAAAAAACTTTTCACTCTTAGACATACCAATAGTGGACTCAGGCATACCGAGCGGATTCAATCCAGTCATCGGGATACCCCCAGCCCTCTCTAGTTCCTCCGCTTTAAAAGCAGCCTTCTTGGCTTCACCCATTTGTTTCTTTTTGTCGTACTTAGTGCCCATATTGATCTTACCAGTTATAGTTACACGCCCACCATTTGGGCGTTAGTTTATTTTTTTCGGACGAACAGTTCATCCGAGACTTGAAATTAGAACGACGTTTTTCGTTCTTGTGTTGCAGGAAATCTTTATACCCACGTTGACCAAACTTTAATTTACGCACATCACTACCGCTTTTTGCAAGCACGACATACTTCTTAGGGTCTCCGGCAGGAGCCTTCTTAGGTTTGTTGAAACCAGAAAACAACTCGCCACGGTATTGGATCTTACCGCTGGATGTTCTTTTAAATTGGGCGGGCACACCGCAGATATTGCAATCTTCTGTCAGAAAATCAAGACATTTTTTTAGGTCATGTGACCTGTATCCTGTGTCATTTAACTGGACTCCTACTCAACTAACCCGTAGAATAAACCCGATGCTTAAAAGTGTTTCTATTGCCGGATACAGGATACCGATACGGGTGAAAGACCTCGATGAATGCTACGGGCAGTATCTACCTGATGCGAAGGTCATTGAAATAGACAGGAAGACAACCAAAGACGCGAAACTCTTTCGCGAAACACTGAGGCACGAGATGGTCGAAGCGGCGCTGTTTCTTTCAGGCGTTGCTTACAGCGATACCTACTCACAGGAACCGATCGTGCGGGCACTCGACGAACTGTTCTGGCCAGCATGGGAGAAGGTGAGCGGAAAAGTTTGACTATATATAATCTTTCTCTCCTTTAGTAATTCATATTATCTCAGTAATTCATATTCTCTTATTTACTGAATTATTATGAATTACCCACATCCCAGAAACTCTTTGGACTTTTCTGACGTGTAGTTCTTGCAATACACTTGCATTAACATCAGTCCAGATACGCGTGTCTCGACCTGCTAACCACGTCGAGATCTCTCATCGTTCTCGGTGCCGACCGACCAAACACACCCATCTCCGTTTTGCTCGGGGCGTCCACTGCGACAAGTCCGTGACGCTGTCTTGCCAGATCCAGCGCGATAAATGCAGCGTCGGCGATGTCTGGCGACTGCCCCATACGCTGCTTGAGTTCGGCTTTGGTTTCGACTTTGACGCGCAGGTTACCGGATTTGACCATCTCGTATCGCCTGATGCACATCTCCTTTGCCAGTACGTCACTGATCCCCATTATCTGTTTAGTGCGTAGGAACTCTTTGCCCACAAACCACAGCTCTGACACACGGTTGGTGTAGAGTTCTTCTCCAGTTAGCTTGCTGTTCATACTAACCCGCCTGTCTGAAGCCTTTCCTCCGAACTGCACGCGCAGGAATTGGTCTGACCACTCACCTGCTAGAACGTCACAGAACGGCGAGCCCGCTCCAGTTGAGTCGATGGCAACGTTCTCTGGTTTGATCCCTAATCGTATACAGGTGTCTCGAATTTGGTGAACGATCTGATACGTCCTCGGCACTGCTTTGTTAGTCGCATCATCGTTTAGGCTTATGTATTCCTCGAACTGCATACCATATTGTCCGTCCGCGAACTGACCGACCTTAGCGGTGTACATGACCGTCCTGTCTCCGCCGTTGGTGAACGCTGGATCGACTCCTGCAATTAGCGTAGTAGGTCCGATAAACTCAGATCTCTTCATACCGTTCGCCTTGAGTATCTCGGACTCACCGTAGATACCTTCCGCCTCATCGCTATCAAAGAACACAGCACGAACCATTCGCATGTATGCACGGCTAGTCTCACCTAACAGCGCCTTATCTTCTGCGATCTTCTCGATGGTAGGCAAGAACGGGTATACCGTGTAGCCAGCCGCCACGTTGGGGCTGCGTTCACCGTCCAGTCGAATGTACTTGCCGCCCCACTTCGTAACCCATTCGTCGTCTACGTCTGGCGTAATGGACTCCCATCCTTCTTTTGGTGTAGACCAGATACCGAACGAATCGAAGCGACTTGCAGGGTTGGACAGACCTTTGAACTCGAAACGAGGGTTCTTACTTAAGTTGGCAAGTGCGGCTTGTTGGATAGCCTCACTGAGTTCTCCTAATTCGTCACCGATTAGGAGAACGTGTTTTTGTTTGAGACCAATGAATTTACCGATAGCCTCACGTGTGCGGCTTTTCTCCGCAGCGATAAGCGAAAGACCCGCTCTATCGAAGGTCTGTCCGTTCTCGTCGATGTAGTTAGCACTGCCAATCGAATCCCGAATGTTGATCGGGGCACCGTCAATGACAGACAGTAGAGAGATTACCGAACCCCAGATCCGCTTACGAGCCTCACGCAATGTGGTCGATGTCATTAGGACAAGGGTATCACGCGGTCTCGCCAGCCATGTGACAATACCGTAGCCAGCTAGGGTGTGGCTCTTACCACTCGATGCTGCACCGCCGACAGCAAGATACTTGTTATCTATACACTCACGGATAATCTGCTCCGCCCACGGATGCTTGAGGAACATGTGTTCAGGCAGATCGTCCCTGTTCCATAGCAAATCCGCTACGCGCCAGAAATAGAACTCCTTCGCCTTGTTGGACGGATGGTTAGCAAAACCCCACAACAGAGCGGTAAGGGTATTGGTTACAGGGATTAAGAAACCCCCAACATCCATTTTGTTTGTAGCGGGATCTATGCGCGGCTCCAGCACGGAGGTTGAGACCTTGTCGGGGTCGTATTTTCTTGGTCGGCCCATAAGTAAAGTGATAAGTAAAGTGAAGTGGAGGCTACGACATTAAAAAAGTTTGACAAGTAATAGTTTATACTCTTCTCTGACTTGCACATGCCCGTAAGAAAAAAAAAGTTAACGCCAACGGCAGAGCTACGCAAAGGACAAGCTGAACGTCGGCAAGCTAAAGCGGCGAGAACCCAACGCGCCATCGAGCTGTATCAGCAAGGCGTGATGAAGATTCGTATTGCCGAGCAACTTGGCGTCAGCACTGACACAGTTTGTCGGTGGCTTAAAAACGTAATCGTAGACAAACCAGACAGCGAAGCCGAACCATTCGCCAAAAACCTTGAAGACTCCACCACTGCCATAGTTGCCGACGCCAAACTGGCAGCGCGAGATACGGAACAGCAAGCCTTATTGGAAGTAGCCGAGAATCAATCCAGTCCGGCAGACAAGTATCAAGCCTACGTCGCAGCGAGTGCAATTAAAATGCTGCGCGACAATTTAATAAATGTACGCGGTCCGAGAACCGTCCGTGAGTTATCAGAGCTCGACCAGTTGATTCGCCGCAACCTCGGCCTCAACCCCAAAGGCGGAAGCGGTGGGTCAGGATCGCTCACCATCGACGTCTCAATACTCAATAACAGCAGGGCAACCAACGGAGGTAGTGCTTCCGTAGTTATAGACGCAGAAGAACCCGACGAGTCGGATGAATGATGACACTGTTATCGTAGGCATTGACAACGGGATCAGTGGTGGTCTCTGCGCTGTGGCGGCATTTGATGGCGCTGTGCTTGCATATAGAGCGATGCCAATTAAAAAGACTACAAAAACATCCGAAGTGGATATTCCTGCACTACTTGAATGGCTGGAACCTTATCGCAACAACATGATCGTTTGTGTTGAAGAACCACTCAAACACGCCAAATCTTCACAAGCGATGCGATCCATGAGTATTTCATTTGGTCTTATTCTAGGGGCGTGTGAGGCTAAACGATTTGAAGTAAGAAGGGTTCAGGTCAAGGAGTGGCAAGACGCGGTGCTCGGCAAGAGACTTGCGAAGGGGATGACCAAGGTCGCCGCCCTAGCTGCTGCCAACAAGTTGTGGCCTACAGAGCAGTGGCTGGCTACCAGCAGAAGCAAAACACCCCACGATGGAATTATTGACGCAGCCCTAATTGCTTACTACAATCGAGACCACCAACTACTATGAATCGAAGCTACATCATAAACGCTCTTGAGGCGATCGTTGAAGACACCACAGGCTCTGCGATAAAGCTCCCTTTTAGCAGTGAGCTTGAAGCGTTCTTTGAGCCTGAAGAGTTTGTCGCTTTTAGAGACATGGTAGCTGAAGAGTTTGACTTGCCAGACTACTCTATCATCGACACTGCCGAAACATTTCGAGAGCTGATCGTTCTTTTGGAAGACGAACTTTTCTAAAAAAATAATTGATATGTCGGTGTGTTTAAAGTAAATCAGGATGAACTTACTAAGTAACCGAAATAACTATGCGAAAAAAATACGAAATCATCAGATCAGAAGGATGCCTCTCCTTCGGCACAACCGCCAACGGGAAGGATCTTTACGGCGAATACAACCCGATGACTCCCATAGAGATCATGGAACTGGTTGACCACCTATGTGAACGGTTCAAGCACGAACTGAAGCGGAACAACGTCCGTGTCGATGACTTGATTGATTGCTTCGATTCGGATAATTACGAAACCGAAGACGGTTCGTGTGAGACCTGCGGTGACAGTGTAACTACAACCACGTGGAGACTGTGATCTGTCACAAGTTAGCCAGCTGATTTGTGACAAAAATATTTGACAACCGACTCGATAAGTCGTATGCACTCCAACGCACACCTGAAAAACTATGAGTAAACTAAAACCGAAGGTCGCGATCAAGATTCCGTTGGATCGAAACGGAAATTCACACTATCCGTGGTGGTATATTGATTGCAACTGGATGAGCTTTCAGAATTACTATAAAACCGTAGATGTGGATGTTGCCAAAGGTCGCAGTTACCCACACCTGAGAGGTGGTATCTTACCGAGTATTGACCGTCAATGTTACGGTGGATTGGCTATCAACTGGTTTGGATTCCGATTAAGGTTCGGAGTAACTAGGCGTGATAGGGGTTGGATACCTATGCCGACCTTCCTTCGACCGTGGTCACAGCATTACAAACACCGCAGTTAATATCTAGCACTATCCATAAAAATAAAAACAATAGTTATGAACACACCGAATGATCCAAAAGGAGCAATAGGCGCTACGAAGACACCACTAGCATTGATCCCACCGTTTGCTATGGAGCAGACCGCATGGGTTCACAAGTTAGGCTCAGCGAAATACGGTCCGTTCAACTGGCGCGATACTGGAGTCTGTGCGACTACATATGTAGCAGCCATCATGCGACACCTCAACGCGTGGCGTGACGGTGAAGATCTAGATCCTGAATCCGGTATCTCGCACATAGCTCATATAGCCTGTAGCTGCAACATTCTACTGGATGCCCAGCACTGCAACACGTTACAGGATGACCGATATAAGAAGCCTGAGAACCCGCATTGCGGATCGGAATTTATAGCCGAAGAATTTGGTGTGGAAACAGGTCGCCCACCAGAAGATAAGATGGAATGTTTGTGTGGTCGTAGGCTCATCTACACATGGAACATGGGCTGGGCTTGCGAAGACTGCCACCTCTAACAATATGAAAACACGCACACACTACCTAAACAAATGACACCAGAATTCAAACCATTCCCGAAGATGGCACGCCTCTCACGCGAGTGCCTCATCACAGAAAAAATTGATGGCACCAACGCAAGCGTTTACATCGAACCCAAGCCAGTTATCGGTAGCGACATTTCCAAAGTCACCGCCATCACTGCTGATTTCCTCATCTACGCTGGGTCGAGAACTCGCTGGATCACGCCTGATGACGACAACTTCGGATTCGCTGCATGGGTTAGAGCCAATTCCGATGAGCTTGTCAAATTAGGAGCGGGTCATCACTTTGGCGAGTGGTGGGGTTCTGGCATCCAACGAGGATACGGCTTCAAGAATGGTGAGCGTTTCTTCTCGCTCTTCAACGCTTTACGATGGGTGGAACATGATAAACCCACCTACGTCATTGAGA